GATCTTACCGAAGAAGAATTTACAGTGTTTGTTAAGCAGGGCAGTACTGTTCTAACCAGCATAGAATACTCGGTGCTCGGAAGTCTAACATATGCGATCACTCCCTCTACAAATTCCGTCGACGAATCAACTTCATTTCCGAGTTACTTTGTTACAACGGACAATGATGGAACATACTATTATTATGTGCAGGGGACTAATATAACTGCAGATGATTTTTCAGCAGGATATGGTTCTATATCTTCCCGCCAATCTTTTAATGTCTTTTCGGGATCGGGAACAGTTAGTCTTACATTGAGCGAAGATAAGAATCGGGAAGGAAACGAAACATTTAAAATATTTATTTCAAAAACTTCTACTGGTGCGGTTGTGGCGGAATCTTCAACAATTACAATCAGCGACACCTCAATACCCACATATACAATAGCGTCCGGTAATTCAACTGAAGGCGAAGTCCATACAGTTATCATAACACCAGATGCTACTTCCACCGAAAACATTCACTTAGAGATTACAGGTGATGGTGTTATTGGACGTTTCCCTATAACAGAAAAGACGGTATCGGTAGATCATAATGCTGTGTTCACTCCTGTGTATTTTTCGACAACAGATTCTCCACTTTATGAGGGGTTTCAAGCAGGAATAGTCACCGCAAGGTTTGATAGTGCAGGAGGTGCTGTTGTAGGATCTGACAGTTTCCTTTTATTCGACAACGTGCCGTCTTACTCTTTGGTAACAGACCTCCCTAATGACTCGGCGAGTGAAGGCGATACGATTAACTTCACCTTCTCGGGGACAGGAATCGCCGACAGCGACTATTTCTACCGCCCTTTTAGTATGAAACCTGCCATTGTCAATCAAGTCGTGGCGCAAGGGACTTCCTTCATATACCTAGAAGATACCAGCAATTTGTCAGTCGGTATGGAAACTAATATCTCAGATATTCGCGGAGTAATTACTTCTGTGGTTTCCAGCGGCGTACAAATGCATCTTTCGACATTATCGACAATTCCTGTAGGAACCCGATTCCACTTCTCGGATGTCGGAAACTTCGATGATTTTACTTTAGCTTATCCTGCGACCGGTACTGTAACCACTTCCGCAAACTCAGGAACATTCCGAATAGATGTCGCCGAAGATTCTGACTTTACCAACGAAACATACTCAATTCGAGTCTACGAGAAATTCGGAGATAATGCTCACCTAGCATCTAGATCGTTCACTATCGAAGACACAACCTCTGGTGCACAGGCAGAGTTTTCGAACAAACCACTCTCTATCAGAACGACAGATGACGAGATAACCGTTACTGTATCGTTGAGGTTTCAGACAGATGGTGTAATTAAGTCTTCTTCCTTCACCACCCAGAATATCCAGAGAACAATTGGAACTTGGTTAAATCCGACTACGAATCTTCCCACTAATGCCGGAAATTATAGGGTTCGGGCAGCACTCTCAAATTATAATGGAAGCACTTATCCTTCTGGGAGTTTCGGATCATGGTTGACTCTCGATACTGATAGGGAATGGTCGATTACTGTTTATTATCCTGATTATGACGCGGATATGGATGTGACCTTTGAGGTACAAGAGATCGGAAATTCTTCTAATTCAGACACTTGGTCTGTCAACCTCAGAGCAATCGAAGAATATCAACCCGACGATAATACTTTTGAACCCTAATAAATAGAATATATCTAAGGGAGTTATATCATGAAGGCAGGAAAGGTTTGGGGAACAACCCAACTTATAAAAAACAACAACTCACTCGAGTTTCATCGGATCGAGTTTAAATCGAATCAGTGTTGTTCCGAGCACTATCATAAAACAAAGTGGAACGGATTCTTCGTAGAGTCGGGCGTATTGCTAGTTAAGACATGGCAAGATGAACCAGAAGATTCACGAAAGAATATGACATGCGATCAAACTGTACTTCGCGCCGGAGACTATTATGAAGTCGAACCTCTAAAATGGCATCAGTTCATTGGTGTTGAGGACGGTGTTGCATTCGAACTTTACTGGTCTGAATTTGACGGCGAAGATATCGTCAGAAGGACTACGGGGCAGAAACTTGACTGATCAAGATAAGAAAAATATCAAGGATGATTACGAAACATCTCGTGATACATACCTTGAATTAATGGAAAGCGGTAAGCGTGGACTTGATTTGATGATGGAAGTCGCGCGAGAATCCGAGCACCCACGTGCATTCGAAGTCTTATCAGGTATGATTAAAAACGTCGCCGATGTGACCGATAAATTAATGGATCTAAATAAGAAACATAAAGAAATACAGAATGATCCTAAACGAGATGATGAGGCGAAAGCGATTACCAATAATAATGTTTTTATTGGCAGCACGACTGACCTACAGCGATTGCTTCATCAAACAGATGAGAAGGTGATCGAAGTTGATTCTCAGGGCGAATGATAGTTATCTCGGAAATCCTAATGTAAAGAAAGACGGGGTCCAGCAAAACTGGACTGAGCACGAGGTCAAAGAATATGCCAAGTGCCTTAGCGATCCCGCATACTTTGCTCGAACTTATGTTAAGATTATATCGCTCGATAAGGGTCTGGTCAATTTCGACTTGTATCCTTATCAGGAGAAGATGTTCGAGCATTTTAACGACAATAGATTTAATATCGTATTAGCATGCCGTCAGAGCGGTAAGAGTATCTCATCGGTTGTATATCTCCTGTGGTATGCTATATTCAACCCCGAGAAGACAATTGCCGTACTAGCGAACAAGGGTGCTACTGCAAGAGAGATGCTCGCGCGGGTTACTCTCGCGCTCGAGAACCTTCCTTTCTTCTTACAGCCAGGGTGCCGTGCCCTCAACAAAGGTTCGATTGAGTTTTCAAATAACTCTCGGATTATTGCCGCTGCAACTTCTGGTTCTTCGATTCGTGGTATGTCGGTCAACCTTCTTTTCCTAGACGAGTTTGCGTTCGTTGAAAGAGCAGCAGAGTTCTACACGTCAACTTATCCTGTAGTATCTTCTGGTAAAGACACCAAAGTGATTATCACTTCTACTGCAAATGGCATCGGCAACACATACCATAAGATATGGGAAGGTGCTGTGCAGAAGATAAACGAATACAAAGCATTCACTGTAAATTGGTGGGATGTCCCAGGAAGAGATGAGAAGTGGAAAGATCAAACGATCTCTAATACTTCCCAGTTACAGTTCGATCAGGAATTTGGTAATACATTCTTCGGAACGGGCGACACCTTGATTGGTGCCGCCACACTCCTCGACTTTAGAGCGAATCCGCCCAGATCTATTCTGGAAAACGGATGCCTCTCCATTTTTGAAGAAACAAAAACAGATCACGAATATATCATGACTGTCGATGTAGCAAAAGGAAGAGGTCAGGACTATTCGACTTTTATTATAATCGACATTACTGCACGCCCGTTCCGTCAGGTCGCCGTGTATCGGAATAACACTATTTCTCCAATACTCTTCCCTGACATTATCTATAAGATTGCGAAAGCCTACAATAACGCATATGTCGTAATCGAGTCAAACGATCAGGGCGCAGTCGTATGTAATGGTCTGTACTATGATCTAGAGTACGAAAATGTTCACGTAGAGTCTGCCATCAAAGCAAACGCCATTGGTATTGAGATGACCCGAAGGGTCAAGCGAATGGGTTGCTCTAGTATCAAAGATTTACTTGAAGAAAAGAAGTTAGATATTGTCGACGAAAATACAATTATGGAAATATCGACCTTTGTATCAAAGGGAGTATCCTATGAGGCGAGCGACGGCAACCACGACGATCTAATGATGAACCTCGTTATGTTCGGTTACTTTGTGTCTTCGCAGATGTTTGCTGATATGACGGACATTAACTTAAAACAACTAATGTTTGAGCAACAGATGAGACAAATCGAAGATGACATGGTTCCGTTCGGTTTTATTGACGATGGTTCTGAGGCGATTAGTCAATATGAAGATCAAGAAAACAGTAGATTTAATGAGTGGCAACTCTGGAAAGACGACGAATACTAATTGGTTTTCTTTAATTTTTGGTAAGTATAAATAATCATAAGTTGATGAAAAACAAACCGTATTATGAATTCTTATCATAACTTAACGAAAAAAGGACACGATTATGGCTCTTAAATTGTCTGAATCCCCGTCTGTCACCATTAAAGAAATAGATTTGTCGGGTGTTGTCCCTGCGGTCACTTCTACTACTGGTGCTTTGACCGGAGATTTTAACTGGGGTCCAGCAGGTCTTGCAGTTCGAATCGGAAACGAAGCAGAACTCGCAAGCAGATTTGGTTCCCCTTCTCTAGAAGGTGGTGCGCCAGCAACTGATTTTCTTTCAGCGGCATACTTCCTTAAATACTCTTCAAACGCATATGTCTCTCGCGTTGTAAATAGCGAAGATTTAAATGCTGTCGCAACTGCTACTAGCGGCGATACAATTACTGTCACAAAGGCAGAACAACTTGTTTTGCAATCAGAAACTGATCCAGGAACATTGATTTCAGATAGCGATGACACAATCACTTATTTCTATGAGTTAAGTGTTCGCGTAGAAACATCGGACATTCAATCTCTCACCGCTACATTCGATAGTGACGGATCAACATTAACACCAGTTTACGATGTTCCGGCAACAGGAAATACTCGACTGATCGCCAGCCAAGGTGATACGCCGATTACAGTTCTCTACACATATGAGACTACTGTTGGTGGAGTACAGGTCAAAAACCTAGATGATTGGAATAATCAGTCTTCGGGTTTGACCGCAAATAAAGTTGTTGCAAAGTATCCAGGAACTGTTGGTAACTCGATTAAAGTTGAAATTTGTCCACCCGCAGCATTCACTGGATGGGCATATGAAACTGATTTCGATGCAGCGCCAACTGCCGGTGAAGTTCATGCTGCTGTTATTGACGAAGGCGGCGAGATTACTGGCACCGCAGGTGCTCTTCTTGAGACGTTCGCATTCCTCTCGACTACGGTTGGTGCTAAAACTTCAGATGGTTCTATCAACTATGTTGCAGACGTCCTAAACAATCAGTCTGAGTGGGTTTGGGTAGCAGCAATTGATTCTGTCGGTTCAGCAGTTCTCGAATACTCTTTGGATGGAGGTGCGCGCACTTCTACTAGAGTCATCGGCGATTATATTACTGCCTTCGACGTGTACGAAGATGTTGACACAATTCAAGTTGATTTCTTGATCGCGCCTTCGCGCGGTTCGCTGTCAGACGCGACCACCATCACTAATGCTCTTGTTGCCATGGCATCGTCAAGACAAGATTGCGTTGCTGTTGCTTCACCAGATCGTACTGCAGTATTTGCTTCTGATCCAACGACACAGATTGTCGCGACAACGAATACATTCACTCCTTCATCTTATTTGATTGCAGACAATAACTTTGTTAAAGTCTATAATAAATATGAAGATAAGTATGAGTTTATTGCAGCAGCATCTTCAACAGCAGGTGTAATGGCGGCAACTGATGATGTATCAGCGCCATGGTTCTCACCAGCAGGTGCGAGACGCGGTCAATATCTCGGTGTGACTTCATTGGCATTTAGTCCAACTAAGTCTCAGCGTGATTCGCTTTACAGAGCAGCAGTCAACCCAATCGTAAATCTTCCAGGACAAGGTATTATCCTGTTCGGTGATAAGACTAAGTTGGGTCGCCCGTCAGCATTCGATCGAATTAATGTTCGTCGTTTGTTCCTAATTATGGAACGTGCTATTAAAGCGGCAGGTGAGAATGTAATGTTTGAGTTTAACGACGAGTTTACA